AAAGTTAAAATCTTTACCACTTTAAAGTGCTAAAGCGCGCCGAAATTTCCCCCAATATTTCACTTATTTTTGTGCACAATGCCGAACGCCCCAAAATTGGTTCCGGACTTTAGGACAGTAAAGCAGGGATGCAAAATGTTCATAATTTGTTAACACATGGGCACCGTACTGTGGTATAATATGAGTAGAAAGGAGCGTGCACAAGATGAAAATAATTAAACTGCCAGTTGAATACATCCGTTTTCTGAATGAAGAAAATCATGTAATATACGGACGCTATGAATACTGGATGTTTCTGAAATCGCATAACGGGTACGGCTGGCGCGTGGGTTACATGCGCCGCAATATTAAAACCGGAGACACAGAAGAGGTGAAAGTTGTATGCTGAATTATAAGCGTTATTATTTGTGCCCGAATAGTTATGACTATCTGAAGTTGAACAAGTTTCTTAGGACTTATGATGCAAGATATGGGTATTTGCAAGAAATCGAGAAAGACGGCAGGCGGTATATTATTGCATCCCGCCTACGTTACGGAAGCGACACGGTAGATGATGTAATTGTGGGGGTTCGAGTATGACATTGAAAGAGTATCACAAGTTCACTTTAGGCACGTCCGACCACCTGACCCGCTGCTGTGTGCTGTGGGGCGGGGCTGAAATCATGAACGATTATTTTAGTCATTTAAGCGATATAGAGCAGAATATTAAAATCCGTTCGGCCCGATACGATGAAAAGCACGACGTCTTGACCGCGTATGCGACGGATAATGGTTTTGTTGAATACCGCAACGAGTTGAGACGTCGGCAGCATCAGGAAGGGAGATATAAGAAGTATGAACACAAGAGATAAGGCGGCATTTAAAGTATGTCACATGTACATTTATCACAGCAATAAAGGTTCGTGGAGCGCGGGAAGTTGTGTCTATGTAGACCCCCGTGAAATCCGCAAGTTCTATGATTGCATCCGCGTATGTCTTTTGGGGGTTGCAGATTGCGTGTTGACGGAAACAACGGACGGGTTTAGAATTGAGGTGTTTAAATAATGAATATTGCAATCGTGCATGACATTGTTTTGATGTTCCTTTGCGGATGCTTTTGTTTGCTGTTTTCTATCGTTGTGGCGATTCCTTTAGATTTACTGCTGCAGGCAATCGGTTACTGGTTGGCAGATAGAGACTTTGAAAGGAGACACAACAATCATGGCAAGAAGCGCTAAACATCTTCCAAAGTACGCCCCGCAGATGTGGAGCTACTATAGCCCCAATGCTACAGACCCGAACCGGCTTACAAACGCGGAGCTTGTGAAGGTCATACGCAAGGCCGCAAAAGCGGCAAACCAACGTTTGCGTGCTCTGGAAAAAAGCGACGTTATTAACACGGCAAAGACTGGTGCTTACAAGTACGCAGAAAGTCAAATGCCGGGCAAAATCAGACCCCGCTTTAATGAGCGGCCCAAAGAGAGCGCCGCAAGAACGACGCTCAAGCAACAGTATTTGCAGTTGCGCGAATTTATGACGATGAAAAGCAGCACCGTCACCGGTGTGCGAGCTATCAGAGATGCACGCTATCAGACCGCCGTGCAGCGCGGTTTCAAGGGAACTCAAGAACAATGGGATATGGCGGTTCAGAAGTTTTTCACCAAAGCTGCAGAAAAATTGTTTGACAGTGATAAAATTTATGATGCCATTACCGGCAATAATTCGGATGTGCTGGAAGCTATCATAATGGCAAACCGGGACGACCAAACGACAAAAGGTCAAGCGCTGCTAGACTATATAAGGAGAATCACATAAATGAGAGAATTGCAAGACGTGCTTGTTAGCGAGTGTTTAGCTGAATATTTGCCGCGTCTTGCGTGTCCGCGAAAAGTCAAGAGGACAAAAGGGCGCAAATATATGTCCAGTTATCTTGACATAACAGCAACATTTGACATTGAGACCACCAACACCGATACAGACGGTTTTGCGTACAGCTGGCAAACCTGTATTGGTGGGGTGGTTATCGTTCCCCGTTACTTTGAGGACTGGGCCGAAATGCTGGAAACTCTGGTGGATAAATGGGGGGTTGATGAGAAGAACCGGCTTGTGCTGTATGTGCATAATTTGGGTTATGAGCATCAATATATTATGCAGCTGCTAACGGCCCGTTGGGGTCTGGCTGATAGCTTGTATACGAAAAGCCGCAAGCCCTTGTATTTGCGCTTTGATAACGGTATAGAGTTTCGGGACAGTTTCAAGCTGTTCCAAAAGAGCCTTGCCAGAGCAACCGAAGGTTGCCAGCACGCAAAACTTGCAGGCGACCTTGATTATACGGTATATCGTACTCCTGATACGCCGCTGACAGATACAGAATTTGCGTATTGCGTCAATGATGTGTTGGGCCTGTACGAAGCAATCGAACGCCTGAAAGCCGAACATGGGTACAATCAGGCCACGATTCCCTACACCAATACAGGTATGGTCATTGAAGCAGTGCGCAAAGAAATAATGCCCGACCGGCGATGCATGGCAGCTATCAAAGCGCTGCAGCTTGACCGCGAGCAGATGGCGCTTGCATATCACTGTATGGCGGGTGGTGACACGCACGGTACGCGTTGGCGTGCCGGGCGCACCTATACCAATTGTAACTCCTACGACTTCAAGAGTGCGCACCCGTCGCAGCAATTGTTGTGGAAATTTCCATCGGGTGCGCCTGTAACGCTGCCCGCTGATTTGCCGGAAGAGGATTTGCAGAAATTTATCAAGGCCGGGTATGGCTGGATAGCGAAACTCTGTATCATTAACCCCCGGTGCAAGCCTGAATGTCCTGACCCCTGTATTTCGTTCAGCAAATGCCCCGACGTATCGGGCCTTGATGAACTGGATAACGGGCGAGTGCTGGGAGCAGAGGCCCTTTTCTGGTATTGTGATTCAAACGACTACCAGCGGTTTGTTGATGGGTATACCTATGATAAAATAGTTGCAGCTGAAAGCGTTGCGTTTCGGCTGGATTATCTGCCGGATTCTTTCCGCAAAACGATTTACGAAAAGTTTCGTGTAAAAGAATCGGAAAAAGGCAGTCCGGATTATGCTTTTGCAAAAATTTGCGTCAATACCATTTTCGGTGCATGTGCACAGAAAACGGTGCGTGACGAATACGGTTGCGACCCTGACACGTTGGAGTGCACGCACAAAAGCTGGATAATGAACTTGCAGAGTAAAGACGAAGCCGAAATTCAGAAATCACAAGAAAAGAAATTTCCTTTCTTGTGGGGTCTGTGGACGGCTTCACTTTCCCGTCTTAAGCTGTGGGATATGCTGAAACGTGTAGGATGGGAAAATGTCATATACTGGGACACCGACTCTTGCAAGTTTGAGGGGGAGAAACAGCCAGCTATTGACGACTACAATACAGTTATTCGTGCGCAATGCGTGAAGCGTGATTGTGTGGTTGAAAAGAAAGACGGCAGTAAAGTTTATATTGGTGTCGCAGAGGACGAACACCCGCACGACCGGTACGGAATGCAGGCTTTCAGATTTTTGCATGCAAAGTGCTATGCTTGGGTCGATGCAGACGGAACGATTGAAAGCACCATAGCAGGAGTAAACAAAAAAGCCGGTGTCAGGGCTCTTGATGGCAGTATTGATAACTTGCGAGATGGCTTGTTGATATCCCCCGCAGGCGGTCAATGTCTGGCATACCATGACGAACCGATTCGCACCCGAACGGACTTTGCAAAGCCCACTGTTTCCGCGTCGTGGGTGGTCATGACTGACCGCGAATATCGGGTATCCGACGAACGTTCTTTACTTATGGAATGTGAGGTATCTATTTGATAGTTTCACAAATTGTTCATAGTTTGTTAACACATTGGCGCTGCCGTTGGGGTATTATATAATCACAGAGAGGAACAAACCAATACAGGCAGATTGACAAAGCAGCCGATACCCCGCGCAAGCGGGGTTCATTATAACAGACAGAAAGGAAAACAACATGGCAAGTATCACGAAGGTTGAAATCTGGGAAGATATCGCGGGGAACGTCATCGGGCTGGTGTTCGACCCCGCAGGGCAGCTGACGAACGCGGTGCAGAATCTGGGAGCGCAGCAGCCGCTGCCCCGTCCCGCGCTGGTGGAAGCAGCACGGCAGGCTTTCCCGTTTGCGCCCACATATGACCCGCACGCATTCGGGGAGCGGTCTCTGACAGACCTGTATACATACCTGAAAGCGTACAATCATCACATCGCGGATATCTTTCCGGAAGCGCCAACGGCGCTTTTTCCGGAACGGGCGACCCCTGCAGGGCTGCAGTTCCTTATTCGCTGGATGTCCTGAAAGGGGTGAACTTATGCAGGATATCAATAACAAACTGGCCGATTTGCTGGACGGTCTCACGAGTTTTTTTGAGCGGTTTGTGGACGATATGGTAGAGGTTACGGCGAACGAAGCCACCGTGATTTCCCATCTGCAGACCATCGAGCAGAAGCAGGACACCATGATTGACCTGTTGCGCACTATCGCAGCCAACACCGCAAAGTAATTTGTTCCACATGGAACATCACTGACAGAAAAGGAGATTTATTATGGCATTCGCAGTAAACAATTGCAAGAACGATGCAGCCCCGGAAGTGGTCAAACCCAAAGTGACCGTGGAAGAACTGAGAGCAGCGGGGGCGTCTGTGTCCCGTGCCCGGCAGATGTCCGACAAAGTTCTGGTGTTCAACTTGCGTTTTGGTTGTGTAGACCTCTACAGCATGAGGGCCATTTCCAGCGACAAGGGGGACTTTGTGGCAGCAGGCCAGACCAAGGGCCGGGACGGCAAGTGGTATGATAACTACCGCATTTATCTGGACAAGGGTGCAGATGATGCCATTATCAAGGCCGTGCTGAGTTGCCTTAAGACTGGCAGCATTACCAAGGTGTAAATTATGAGCAAGCGCAACAAAGATATTGCGCTTGACCTGTATACCGGCGACGGCTGGGTGAATATCCCGGCTGTCGCCGCTTTAGGTTGCTGGTGCAATATTATTATCGGTAAGCGTCAAGTTGGTAAAACGTTCGGAACGCTGAAATATATGCTTGACGAAAACAAGTATTTTCTGTACATGCGTCGCACCGTGAATGAGTTGCAGGCCGTCGCCGCTGACCCGGATTTAAACCCGTTTAATGCTCTGCAGTCCGTTGGTTATGATATCGGCATTCTGAAAGCTGGCAAAATTTCTTATGCCATCGGTGATATCGAATATACGGACGAAGAGGACAAAGACGGGCGCAAGAAATGGCACATCGGCAACAAGAGGGCTGTTGGTATGGCGCTGCCGTCAATCGCGGGCATTCGCGGCTTTAATGGCAGCGTGTTTTCAGACCTTGTTTTCGATGAGTTTATCCCCGAAAGAATCATTGCAAAACGCAAGGCAGAGGGGGAAGCGCTTTTGAATGCCTATGTGACAGTGTGCGGAAACAGAGAGCTGGAAGGAAAGCCGCCTTTGCGCATGTGGCTGCTTGCCAACGCCTTTGACATTTCAAGCCCGATTTTGGAGCAGCTGGGATGTACCGACCTTGTGGCGAAAATGTCAAGGAGCGGGAAAGAATGGTGCATGACGGACACGGGTGTTTTCGTTGCCATGCCACACAGTGACCGTATCAGCGACCGCCGCAAGCAAACCGCCCTGATGAAACACTTGGCGGGAAAAGGCGACTTTTACAAAATGGCAATGGAAAATCAGTTCGTATATAATAACCTTGAAAACGTGCGCCCCCGTAGTTTAAAAGGAATGTCCCCCTTGTTCGCATTCGCGGGGCTGTACGCATACCAGATGGATGAATTGCACTACTACATCTGTGAAAGCCCTCACAGCGGAAGGGAGCACTACGGGAGCAGCCCGCAGGCTGCAACGCAGCTGCAGGCCGTGCACCCGGAATTGCGGCCTATGATATGCTTAGGACAAGTTTACTTTTCGTCTGTCCCCGCGCTGCTCAAGACCCGGAACTATCTTGACATTAAAGATTAACGGGTGTATCATGAAAGAGCGGGGGAGCCGCACAAAAGGAACACCCCGGAAGGGTGCGCGGCTGGCTTTTCCTTTTCCATGCCCCCGCGTTCCAATGCCGATGACCCCCGCTAATTAAACCGGGTGCGGGCGTATGTGCGCACATCGTGTCATAGGCATTGGAACAGAAAGGGGTGAATCCATGGTAAAGGTATATTACATGAGTGTTGACGGCAATATCCGGCTGTCTGAGCATTTTCGGCTTTCCGAATTTCAGTGCAAGGATGGGCAGGATTTTGTGGCAGTTGATTCCCGTCTTGTGGAACTGCTGGAAAACATTCGCAAAGTGTGCGGAGACGCCGTGCACATCAACAGCGGATTCCGCACCGCCAGTTGGAACCGGCAGCAGAAAGGCAGCGCACATCACAGCAAGCACCTTTATGGGCTGGCGGCTGATATCTGGGTAGGCCACTACGACAAAAACCGCCAGCCTGTCCGCACAAAGACTCCCGCCGAAGTCGCCGCAATCGCTGAAATCTTTTTAGGGAGCAGTGGCGGCGTTGGCATTTACAAGACTTTCACGCACGTCGATGTAAGAACCGGCTCGAGCCGGTGGAAAGGATGATTCACATGACTATCAACGATATTCTGGCTCTGGGAAAAATGGGTTTCACGGCACAGCAGGTGCAGCAGATGCTTTCTTTGGAACGTGCGCAGCAGGGCCAGCCCATCACGGCCCCGGCACAGAGCGCGGCCCCCGCTGCTCCTGCAGCACAGCAGCCTGCTGCCCCTGACCCCATGGCGGCAATGGCACAGCAGCTTGCAGACCTGACCGCCGCCATCAACGCTAAAAGCGTTCCGACCGCTGGCATTGTGGGCAATCCTGCCCCCGTTACCAGCGTGGAAGATATCATTCTGGGGCTGGTGCAGCCTGCCGAAGCGCCTGCGAGTCCCGACTTTAACGCCGTGAAGTGACGGCAGAAAGGAGCTAACCAATGGCAAAATCCCGCACTAACATGCCGGAGCTGAAAGGCATGAGCGTGTTCCGTCCGACCGATATCTATACCATTGCCAACGCGCTGGTTAAGGAAGTGACCGGACAGACCGCGACTATTCAGGCCGTCAACACGGCGAGTTTCATTCAGGTAGGGCAGATGTGCCTTGACCAGAGCACGGAAGGAACCCTGCAGGCGCTGTCTAATATGATTGCGCGTACGGTCATTTCCAGCCGCTCCTATGCGGGCCGGTTTACCAGCATCGAGACCGACCGGCAGGAGTGGGGTTTGTTCGTCCGCGAAATCGCTTTCTTCTCTGGTGATTTCGATGAGTCAAAGTTTGTCAACACCGCGCAGAACAACGACATTCTGGTGGACGGCAACAGCGTGGACATGTACAAAATCAAGAAGCGCTATCCGCTTGACATGTTCTACGGTGGGCAGAAGGTTCTGAACCAGCGTTACACCACTTTCAAAAACCAGCTCAAGACCGCATTCACCAATGAAAGCGAGTTCAGCGCATTCCTTGCCGCCATGACTACCGAAATCGCAAACGACGTCGTGCGGTGGAAAACCGCAGCGAACCGGGCACAGGTCATCAATTTCATTGGTGCGTTGTACAACTCTGACCGCCCTGAATGCCATGTGAACCTGACCAAGGCTTTCAACGCGGAACGCGGTACGACCTACACCACCAAAGAGCTGCTGACCACCCATCTGCAGGAGTTCCTGTCGTTCTTTGTGTCGTGGCTGGAAACGACCAGCGGCCTGATGGAGAACAGCAGCACGCTGTATCACCAGACCCCCGTGTGCACCGACGACGGCGGCAACACGCTGCATCTGTTGCGGCACACCCCGAAGAGCGAGCAGAAATTGCTGCTGTATCAGCCCCTTATCAACGACGCGCGGAGCTGGGTCTATCCGGCTATCTTTGGCCCCGGCTATCTGAGTTTCGGCAACTATGAGGGCGTCGATTTCTGGCAGAACATCAACGACAAACCCGCCATTTCCTGCATCCCGTCGCAGTTCGATGTGAATACCGGCAAGCAGGTGACGGGCGGCGCGGTTGCTCTGTCCTATGTAGTGGGTCTGCTGTATGACCGCAAGGCCATGGCAACGACCTATTATCAGGATAGTGTGTACACTACCCCGTTCAACATTTCCGGTGAATACTACAACACGGAGCATCATTGGAAAATGACCTACACGCAGAACCCCACGCAGAATGCAATCCTTATGTTCATGTCCGACGAACCGTAAAGATTCTATATCAACCCAACAACTGAATGTGTGGGCCGGGTGAATGCCCGGCCCTTATTTCATAAGAAAGGAGAATACATGGCAGACCATAACGAAGGTATTGAACACGGGTATCATGCGCATTTGGGCAAGGTTTCTAAAAGAATCAACAGCACAAAGCGCATTGAGTTGTCCGCGCTGCCGGACGAGTTTCCATTTTATATGAAACGGGCCTGCAGCATGGAAACACCTGTGTTTTATGTGCGGTTGAACAGCCTGAACATTTCCCCGCAGTACAACTATTGTTACATCGAAGAAACCCACGCTTATTACTGGATTGAAGATATTACCGCGTTGAACGCCAACAACTGGCAATTTTCTTGCACGATTGATGTATTGGCGACGTTCGCGGACGATATCAAGAAAACAAAAGCGTTTATTGAGTACGGCTTTAACACCGATACCAGCGGCGCACAATACCGTTTGCAGGATTCCCGGCAGGCGGTTGCAAGGAAACCCACTGTTGCAACTATCACGGCAGATATTACGGATGGTAAATTGGGCGATACTAACGGTATTTATATTTTGTCTGCTGTTGGTAAAAACGGCCTGTTATCTTACAAGATAGACCAAACGCAATTAGAAACTTTATTGACTGCCGTTTCTACGACGTGGGCAGCGACCACAAAGGCCTTTGTCCGGTGGGAGCTGGCTCTGCCTGAGTTTATGAACAAGTTGGTGTTTGGCGATACTGCAACAAGTTGCATTCGCTCCTGTATCTGGTTGCCCATAGCACCGGGGGGAGCCGGACGCGGAAAGGAAATAACGTTGGGGCAGTTCAACACGGGTGTGTTTGGTAGAGTTGTTACGATGGACGACAATCTTTCTGTTCATACAGATATTGCTATCCCGTGGCCTGCCGCAGACTGGAAACGCCTGAATTGCCAAATACAGTTATATATCCCTATGGTTGGCGTTGTAGGTATTCCGGTTGACCAGTGTAACAACGCCGCAACGGTTGGTGTTGACTGGTGCATGACCTATTTGGACGGCAGTGTTTCGATTAAAGTAACCGCTGGAAGTTATTGCTGTTATGTTGGTTCCACGAACATTTCCAGCGTGTACGGCATCGGCACTTCCAACATTGACCCCGTGAAAGCGGTTTCTGGCGCTATTGCTGCCGTCGGTTCCGCGCTACAGTTTGGCGGGGGCGTCGGCGCAACAATGGGGCCGTTTGGAGCGGTTGCCGGTCTGACCTCTGGGGCAGAGGGCGTCAAGCAGAGCATCCAGCCCATCAATCAATGCGTCGGCATGACCACAGGCGCAAGCCAGACACTTCTCCCGACGGAAGCGCAGTTGACTTTATTGTACTATCCACCCATTGACGATGCCGGGTATCAAGGTTTGTATGGCTATCCCGTCATGAGGGTTGCGACCCCGGCAAATGGGTATTGTAAAACGCGCGGATTTTCCGTTGCGGCACCTATGGCAACCGGTTCCGAAACAGCGTATATTAACGCCGCTATGGACAGCGGAGTGTTTATTGAATAGGAAGGTGAAGCGTTAAGAAACGTGCCAGCGGCACGTTTTAGCGCACCCGTCCCGTAGGGTGGGCGGCATACTGACCGCCGCCCAAGGGACACCTTAAACACAAATCGAACGGCGCCGCCTTAGCGGCGAGAAAGTGAGATGTCTTATATGTATCAGTGCTATCAGGGGAACTATGACACACAGGCATGCGGTGGGTTTCGTCCCCCGTCTCTGAGTACGGACGTACTCAACTACTGGGAGCGTTCGTTTTTCCAGCGTATGCGGGCACTTTATAAAATCCATGGTCTGCCGGAAGCAGGCCCCGGTCAAATCGGCTGGGACTATGACGCGTTTCTTTACCAACTGTTGCGCATGGGCTATGCCGTTGTGTTCAACTCTAAAACATATGGCCTTGTGGTGCAGCCGGGTGCGCCTACGGGTTTCGGTCTGCAGTTCCAGCCGCGCGGCATGATGGTACAGACCCCCTTTTTTCAGTTTGACAGACCGCTTGAAATCGGCACAGAATGCGCCGTTATCAAGTTGACCCCCGACTATCGCGGGGTCTGGGATATCGTCGAGAAGTATTCCGTCGAAATGCAGCAGCTTGAAGTTTCCATTCGGCAGGCGGTTGTGAACAGCCGCTTTGCCTATGCTGCCATCGCCAAAGATGACAAAGACCGTCGCACACTCGAAACCATTTTCGAGCAACTGGAAAACGGCAAACCCGCCATTGTGGTAAACGGGCAGCTGCAAAAACCTGTTATGAACAAGACTGATGCACAGTATCAGCTGCCTATCATGCAGTTTGACCGCGACTTGTCGAAAAACTTTATCCTGCCTGACCTGTACGACCTGAGACGCAAGACGCTGCAGGACTTTTACAGGGAGCTGGGAATTCGGGTGCAGCCCGATAAGAAAGAACGGCTGGTGACAAACGAGAGCGCCAGCGCGGACGCTGAAACATACAATCGCCGGGAAGTCTGGAAAATTTCTATTGACGAATCGGTGAAAGTGTGCAATGATATGTATGGAACCAATATCAGCATCGAAATCAACGAACCGCCAGAGCTGAGAGAGGGGGGTGCAGATAATGCCGATGTACTGGGGGAGCATGACGAACCAGAACAGCACGAACCAAAACAGTGACGCCATCGACCGCGCGTGCAAGCTCCTGTGCAATATCCCGGAAGGTCTCTTTCGTGATTTCAAAGTTCCCGTTGGCATGGATAGAGAACTAGCTATCCATATCATCATGCGGGAACACGGTCTCGCACCTCTGTACCGGCCTGACCCCTATTGGATGGTTGACGCTATCCGGTATTGGGTGCAGGAAAGCATGCCCATCTGGGAAAAACTCTATAGCACGACGCAGCTTAAGTATAACCCCATCTGGAACACTGACGTTCAGGAACGAACTACTGATGTCCGCACCACTGACCGCGATACCACGCAGGACAGAACCGCCATTAACCGAGGGAAGAGCGGGCAGACCGTGGGACAGGTGACGACCGGAGACTATCACGAAACCGGAAGCACGGAACTGCACGACGAAACAGCCGGTACAGGGCACACGGCGACTGAGGACAAGTCGGTGACTGATGACACCAGCACCACCACGACCGTTAACAAGACGGACGTTGCAGGCACTGACAAAAAGACCACGGAAAGCACCAAGAACCTTGACCAGACTGTGACCCGGGACATCAGCCCCGAAAATGCCCCGGACTACCAGCCCGACGACCAAACCCACACTGTGGCAGAGGAGACTTTTAACAGCACCGAAAACGGGGAGCATAAAGAGACCACCGACTTTACCGGGAATTCCACTACTGTAGCCAACTTCACCACCGTCACAACCGGCACGTCGGACACAGAGACCCACGGGCACGAGGACCAGACCACCGGGAGCCAGACGGACGGCACAACCAAAGGCACGACCGACACGAAAACAAAGGCCCACGATATCCGGCACGAAGATGCTAAAGAAGTGGGTAAAGAGAAAGTCACCGACATGTATAACCACGGCTGGATTAAACAAGGTAACATCGGCGTCACTACCACCCAACAGATGATTGACGCCGAACGTGAAACGGTTCTGTTCGACGTGTACATGACAATTTCCAATGACTATCATGCAAAGTTCTGTTTGGACGTGTATTAAGGGGGCGGTACAGTGGAAACGATTGTTGCCGCTATTATTACAGGTATCGTCACCCTTGTGGGCGTCCTGATTGCCAACAGCAAATCACAGGCCGTCACAGACGTAAAGATTGAAGAGCTGACCCGGGAAGTCCGCAAACACAATTCCTTTGCTGAAAAAATCCCCGTCATTGAAGAGCAAATCAAAGTCGCAAATCATCGAATAGATGATTTAGAGCATATCAACCAACTGAAAGGAGATTAACTATGGAAAATCTGCACATTTCTGCCGGTACGGTCGCACGCACCCTTGTTCTGATTCTGGCTATCATTAACCAGATTCTGAGCGCGTGCGGCAAAAGCCCCCTGCCCATCGAATCGGAAACGCTGGAACAGCTGGTAACGGCTGGGTTCACCACCGTCGCCGCCCTGATTGCATGGTGGAAGAATAACTCTTTCACCCCCAATGCGCTTAAGGCTGACGCCCTGCTTGCGCAGCTGAACGGCAAACACTAACTGACCGACCCCCGCGCAAGCGGGGGATTTTATGAAAGGAGTAGCTTTATGGCTGACGGAAAGAACACCGATATCAGCACCCCGTTTATCTTTCAGACGTCGCCCCCCTATGCAGCACCCGGCGACCACTACCAGTATGACCTGTATTGGTTGGTGAACCAGCTCAAGCAGGCTTTGAACAACACGGAAGCCTTGCGGCTGCATGATATCGGGCAGGATTCCCGCCTTGACGGTCTGGACGCCCTGACCGCGCGGCTGAAAGACGCGACGTGCCAGCTTTTTGCAAAGCTGAAAGCGGGCGACTTCACCAAAGATACGTTTATCGAATGGGTCAACACCAACATGACCGATATCATTTATCAGATGGTGCGGTTTGTGTTCTTTGGCCTTGACGATGACGGGCACTTTGTCGCCTATATCCCCGCAAGCTGGGAGTTCCTGCACTTTGACACCCTGCTTGACCCCGATAAACCGGGGTACGGACATCTGGTCGTCTACTACTGAGAAAGGAGCGTTTTTCATTATGGCAAACTGCAATTGCAATGATTTCCCCATTTCGTGCGCACCTCATGCCCCGGGCGGCGACTGCTGCCATCCGCACGGATGCCCCCCGCATCCGTGCCCCCCGCCCCCGTTCAAGGGCGGCACGAGCATGTATATCGGTGCACGGTATGTCCCGATTTTCGCCGACCCTGTGGAATGGGACGACGAACGCGAGTACGAGCCGTTGACTATCGTCGTTCATAACGGCGACTGCTACACCTCTAAGTGCTATGTGCCGAAGGGGGCACAGCTGCCCCCGTACCCGGAAGGACAGACAAAATACTGGGTCAAGACGTCCGATTATAATTATCAGTTCGCAGACCTCAAGAAAACCGTCACCGACCTGTCCCGATTGGTTGAGCAGTTCCAGAAAGACAACGAGCGGTTCACCGAACTTATCAACGGATGGAACGAAAAGGTTATTCAGTGGGAAAAGGACATGGCGGCATGGGGCGAACGTCTGGACACCGTCGAATCCAACGTTGCTGACCTGACTGCCCGCCTGAACGCCGAAATCGACCGCGCAAAGGCCGCAGAGCAGGCAAACGCCGCTGCTATTGCGCAGGAGACCGCCGACCGCAAGCAGGCTATTTCTGACCTTGACGCGGCCTATAAGACGGCAGATGCAGCCGAAGCACAGGCACGCGCCGACGCCGATACCGCGCTGAGTGACCGTATCACCACCAACAAGACCGATATCGACGCTATCAAGGCTGAACAGGTCATTCAGAACACCAATATCAGCGCCAACGCGAAAAACATTTCTGACAATGCTGCAGAAATCGCAAAGCATGCGGCCAGGCTGACCGACCTTGAAAGCAATGCCTCCGACTGGGATTCTGTTTTCCCTGACACTACCATTGCACAGGAGATGAAGAAAGAGCAGGCGGCCCGCGCTAACGGTGATACTGCTCTGAACGGACGTTGCGACGCTATCGCGGCAGACGTGGAAGAGGTGCGGGATATCGCAAACCATAAGGTAGACCAGACGGTTTTTCAGACAGCCGATAACCTGAATGTGAAATATCTGGACTCGTCGAAAATTTTCATCTCGACTCCACAGCTTGAAGTTGCAGCGGGCGAGTTTTCTCATGATTCATATATCTTATGTAATAACACCTCTGGCCCCTCCGCATGGGGATATGGACGCACCACAAATATTGCTCTGAAATCAGAAGTTGACACGGCACAGGCAGCAGCCGATAAGGCAAACACCAACATCGGCGATTGGGAGACCGACCACCCGAACCAGACTATCAGCCAGTGCGTGACGTCGCAGGAAACGGAGCTGGAAGAGCACGCGGGAGACATTGCCCGTCTGGAAGCGGATAAAGCGGATAAGAGCGAAATTCCGGATGTGTCGGGGTTCGTGACTACCCAAACTTACACGCAGGGGCAGGCGGCACAGGATGCCAAAATTGACGCAAACACTGCTGCTCTGGCAGACAAGGCAAACAAGAGCGAAATCCCGGATGTGTCGGGGTTGCTGCCCAAAACTGAGGCAGCAGAGACGTATCAGCCCAAGGGTGAGTATGCACTGAAATCTGAGATTCCGAATGTCTCGGGCCTGCTGCCCAAAACTGAGGCAGCAGAGACGTATCAGCCCAAGGGTGAGTATGCACTGAAATCTGAGATTCCGAATGTCTCGAATTTCGTAACTACCTCTGTTTACAATGAAGGGCAGCAGGCGCAGGATGCTAAAATCAACGAAGCAAAGGCCGCTGCTGATAAGGCGACTATCAGCATTGGTGACTGGGATGCACAGCACCCCGGCAAGACCATTGCGCAGGCGGTGACAGACGTGAGCGGCTCTATTCCTGACGTGAGCGAGTTCGTCACCAACGCAAAACGGGGTGAGGTTTTCCCTATTTTCCCGAATATGCATACTGCATCGGATTATTACCTGCCTACTGGCACATTTAACGGCTCGTCTCTTGCTTTTTTAATCCCGACGTCCAAGTTTTTTCAGGATAAGACGCTGCTTAATCTGTGCGACCGCTACGGAACGAAACAAGAGGGGGGCACGTACACCTATAGCATAAACAAAAACGATGGTGTCATCTATACGGATACTGCAGTAGACGACGTATACTATCTCCGACCCCTCGGCCCCACCGCCTTACTCGAAATTTTTCCATCGCTATCTACAGCACAAAAATTAAAAAACGGCGAAACGATTACACTAAGAGAATTCAAAATGGACGACACACAATTGTTCATATCTGTCGAAAACATCACTGAGCACGAATCCTAACCGTCAACATGCCGCCCTGCAAGTCATTTCTTGCAGGGCTTTCTTGTATGCTTTACTGCAGTGAAGTCCGGAACCAATTTTGGGGCGTTCGGCATTGTGCACAAAAATAAGTGAAATATTGGGGGGAAATTTCGGCGCGCTTTAGCACTTTAAAGTGGTAAAGATTTTAACTTT